GGAACTTCTTGCCTAACTTGGTGAAGGCATCATCTGCCTTCTTGGTTCCTTTGTCGTTGTAGCTAGTGACTATAGGAAATACAATTGCCACGTTACAACCTCGCTATCTCAGCATTGGCATTACTTGCTACTTGTTGCAATACTTTTAAAATTGTGGCCTTGGCTTTGCCTTGATCCTCAGCCAAGTTCCTACCCATCAAACGACCAGATGTCTTAGCTGTGCGTCCGGTCTGCTCTAGGCTACCAATGCCATTATTTAGGTTAGCAATAAACTCTCTACCGGCATCAGGGTTATTAGATTTTGATTGCGAGCTGCCATATCTGTTTTGCCTTCCAGCAGTTTCTATAATTGCACCAGATGCAGATTTGTTTAGTAAACTGACAAGCGATGACCAGCCACTTCTATTGCTTCTACTTTTTGCTAACGAATAAGTCAAGCCACGTCTAACTACATTGGCTTCAAAGCTAGGAAAAGCGCGGTTGCGACCAGTACGACTCTTGCGCTCATAGCCTGGATAATTAAAGCGAGATAGGTTATCTATTGTGCCTGGCACATCATTGCGCGCTGCCTGGGTAATCGCTTTTAAAGGCGCAGCAATTTCTTTGTTATATGCCTTTAAGGTTTCAGGAGCTAGTTTACGCAAAATCTTCCTAGCCTCTACGACCCCTTTTACCTCTGTTGGCATTCTCTCGCTCTCTTGCCTGCTGCTTTAAGACTTCGTAAAAAGCCTTAAGCAAATCTGTGTCCATGTTAATAAACTCGCTAGGCGCGATTCCAGTATGGATGCTCAACTGAGCAACTCTATACGTGAAGGAATCGCGCGTTAGCCATTTGGGGAATCGTCTGACACCACATCAACCGCAGCTAGGGTTTCAAGAAACGCTGCGCCAAAAGGTTTGACATCAGGCGCATCTGCGCGGCGTAGACATTCCCATGCAAGCCAATAGATATGCTCTTGCTTTTCATCCTCACGAAAAGCTTTGTGAAAGCCTTTGCGAAACTGCTGCTCAAATGCATATTCAACAGATGGACTTATTGAGTGTGTGCTCTTAGTTCCATCAGCCCTTGTTACTATTATTCTTGCCATTTTTGCCCCTTTGTTAAATTAGAACGTGCCGCTGTCGGCTATCGTTACAACAGAGTTTAGCGTAAAGGTGATGTCCTGTGTTCCAATATCGCCAACGCCACCATTGATTGGGGTCAGGTTATTGACCAAAATATCAAAGGTGTAAAGCGGATTGGTTGCACCAACAGTAGTTAGCTTTTCCTGTAGCATTTTTACGGCAACTGTTGTGCCAAATGCTGCGCGGAGAGTTGCCATTACGTTTGTTGCTGCTGTGTCATTCAAGAATGAAACAGTTAGCGTTCCAGATTCCAAGCCTTTTACAAACTTGTGAGCTGTATCGCCCATAGCGGTAACTTCAAGCTCATCTGCTGCCTGATTAAGTGTAACGCTTGTTACGTGGTCGCTCAGATCAACAGCGTTAATCTTAAGACCAACTTTGTTATTAAGAAAAACAGCCATTGCTATTCCTCATCTTTCTTAGTTGTTGGTTTTGGTGCTTTTTCGCTTAGCTCTACTTGGCCAATTTTGGCAAGGAAAGCCTCGCGTTCTTTGTCTACATCAGCCATGTTTTAGCTCCAATCGGATAGAACGCTGATTGATACTTCACCGGACAACAGATCTCCTGCTGTTCCGGTTAAGACCGCTGGGGCGCTGAAAGTGCCAATTGAGTATGCAATTGACGATGCTTCCAGCTTATTTACTATATTTAGGTAATAATCTTCAATGTTAATTAGGTTGCCTTGGTTATCAAACATAGGTGTTAGCACTATTAGTTTAAAGTTAACCTTAGGCTTGATGGTTTTGTAATGGTCGTTGCTTGGCTCAATGTATGGATCATCAGGCTGTACCACAATGCTATTAGCAAGCGGTGTGGCAGGTGGGAAGGAAAACACCTGCCACGCCGTATTGTCAGTTAGCGCGGTTGCGATTGTTCCCCGTAGGGTAGAGATTGCTGACATTATCCTACTTGACCGCCCGGCGCTAAGTGATCCGCAAGTAAACCGCGAACACGTGCCATTAGAGTATTGCCCATGCGATACGGCGAAGGTTGAAAGTCTGGTGAAATGCCACCAGCGTTTGAAGCTTGACGAGCCTGCCAAATGTCAACCGCAATCATCAAAGATGCTAAATTGACTTCAGGTAATGCCGCATAATTATGATAAGTGTTGGGTGCTGTTATTGTGCCTACAGGCTGCACTTCAAATTTTATTTGATTCGCTGCGACTAACGCATAACTGATTTTGTATTGTTTTGTATCAGTTATAGTGTGCGAGCCGTTAAATGTTGCACCGCTATGCGTAACTGTAACTGTCTGCCCAATGCTAAATTGATGTGGTACGTTTGTGTAAAGTGTTGCTACATTGTCGGTTAATTCTGTTGCAACTACCGAAGCTGTATTAAACCACAATTTGGTTTTTACAACGTTTTCTGCTGCTTGGCAGCATTCTTCCACTACTGCTGAGCTGTATAAAGCACCAATGCCAAGGGCAGAACGAAGTTCCGCTTCAGTTACGTATGTTGCAGGCATTGTCTTTCCTTTCTAATGTTAGCCCCGGCGCAAGGGCTGTGCGCCGGGGTAACTCTACGATCTAGTTAGTTAGATCAGGACTTGTTGAACCAGTTTGCACCAGCGCCAACCTTAGTAGCTAATGCACCATATCCGTAGTACAGCAAGTCAATTGTTCCATCGCTGTTTACGTTAGTGCGTAGCTGGAAGCGTGGTGATTCAAACCATTGATATGAATCTGGGTTGATTGCACACATTGAATAATCACCTAGACCAGTACCACCAGTTCCGGTGGCTAAGCGGTCTACGTAAAGGCTTAGACCTGCAACTGTTCCACGTACTGAATCTGGTGAAATTGCTCCACCAGCATTCTGTGGGTTAGCTGCAATATAAATTGGGCGGCCACCATCATTGTAAGACATAATCTTTGCCCATTGTTCTGGAGATACGACAAGATTACGTGCAAAGCCTAGTGTTCCCTTATAGATTGCTGCTGCTGCTGTTGAGATGAAGGTAAGCAATCCGTCTTTGTCTTCAGTTGTTGGAGTTGCGTTTAGAACGCCACCTGACGCAAGACCCTGTTGGACAAAGCTATCAGTTTCTTTTGCATAAGCAAACTCCATTTGACGTACAAGCTCATCAAAGAAAACAGGGCTTGAACGATCAATAAGCTCAACAGTAGTAATTGCGCGACCTTTGAAAGGCTTGACAGATACGCTGAGATATGAAGCGGTTAATTGTGAATCTGCAATTGCCTGATTCTCATTAATTTGAGCAACAGTTGGTACTGCTGTAATTTTTGGAATCTCAAATGTCATACCTGCATCAGGTAGTGTGCCTCTTGAAATTGCATCAACGTAAGGGCGGTCTGCATTTGATAGTGGGTTGATAACCTCTGTTAGCTGACGTGTTGGAACCATGCCAGGCGCAGTAGTTGTTTCGTTGTCGGCAGCGCGGACATACATCGCTGCATCTTCATCGCCAAGGAACTTTGCACGTAGAGTGTTTTCAAGGTACTTAGCCTTGGTAAACTCTAAACGTGGCTTGGCATAAATTGGTGCTGTAACTGTTGGGCGCGAAGCTTCCACCGCAGGGGCTTCAACCTCAGGCGCAACGGCTACGGCGTTTGTTGTGTCTTCCACAACGGCCTCGCTTTCGTTTTGGGTTGTTATTTCTTTTGCAGCATCATCTTCAGATGCAGCAACGCTCAAAACTTCCGCGCTTTTAAACGCAGCAGCTTGAACAAGACTTGTTTCTTCCATTTTGCTTTTTAGCACACGATAAACGCCATTCTCGCGCTTGCCATCAATTACCTCAACGCCAACTGAAAGGCCGCTACGTAGTTGCTCAGATGCTTCAATCAATGCATCGTTTCCGCGTGTCGTATTGCTAATCTTAAATGTTGCATACATGCCATCTTCATCTTCTCTGTAAGAAACCATGCGACCAATTGGCTTTTTTGCATCATGCTCTAGTAAAAGTTTTGGCTTAGGGCTATCTGGAATCTCAATTGATCCTTTTTCAAATATGACTTTGCCAGCAGATGTCTGCCCAATCTCACCATCAAACGGCACAATCTTGCCGGAAATAGTGCGCTCACTAATTGAGCATTCTAAATCGCTAGTAAATGTTAGGTGCATTTTTATTTCCATTCGGTGATAGGTTTTCCATTTCCATGGCTTGTTCTACTGTAATTAAACCAAGTGATAGTAGTTTCTCAATTACAGTTAATCTTTCAATTGCATTTACTGCTAGGAAAGCATCTTCTACATCAAACTTAACAATGTTAGTTGATGCTGTAATGTCATTCATGCTTAGTCGGCCTTCAATGGCATGTAAGTAAGGTGCTAGAGATAGAGAAACGAACTGACGGCGCTCATCTTGAACGTTGGCATACG